AGCATGATGATGCGTAAGGTTTATGACAGTCTGTATGATGTTCTTAAACCAGCTTCTATTCCCGAGGCAGTATTAATCATCGCAAAATATATGCGTGACATCACAATTGTCCCAGATCAGGAAGTAAATATGTTAGCGTGTCTAACAGAACTGATGATGAGTTGTGAATTCAAATGAAAACTTGGATGCTAGCAAATCGTAAAACAAAAGAAGTTTACGAAAGAGATAGATTTTTAGAAGAAGCAGAACAACTTGGAATTGATTTCAAGATTGTCTATGCTGATGAAATTGACCTTATTGTTTCTCGTGATGACAGAAAATCAATCCGTTACCAAAATGAGATCGTTAGCCTCCCAGATGTTCTACTCGCTAGGACAGGCTCTGCTACTGGTAACTATAACTTGTCCGTCTTGCGGCAGTTCGAAAGACTGAATGTTCCTACTTTGCCAAACTCTGATGCGATCATCGCAGCAAAAGATAAGATGTATGCCAATCAGATTTTGGCACAGGCAGGACTTCCTATTCCCAAAACCATGCTTACTCGCTTTCCAAGTGATTGTGATTTAGTTGAAAAACAAGTAGGTTTTCCTTGTGTAGTCAAAGTGATTACTGGATCACATGGAGCTGGGGTCTATCTCTGTGAGAATAAAAAACAATTTGCTGACTTGTCAGAATTGATTTCTGCCCTAGACTTTAAGAACAGTATGATCGTCCAAGAATATGTACAATATACAGAGGGACGTGATCTTCGTGTTATCGTTATTGGTGGCAGGGTCGTTGGTGCTATGCTTCGCCAAAGTACCGATGGATCCTTTAAAGCAAACATATCCCGTGGAGGTAAAGGAGTAGCTTATGATGTTGATGAAAAAATGGAACTACTTGCCATTCAAACAGCAAAAGTTCTTGATCTTGACATCGCTGGTGTTGATCTTCTTTTCCACGAAGATGGATACAGGATCTGTGAAGCAAATTCCTCGCCAGGATTTTACGGTTTCGAGAACGCTTTGGGTATAAACATCCCAGGAAAAATATTTGAATATGCTAAAATGCGTTGTGGTGAATAATGTTTCCAAAAATTAATAAGTGGGACCTATATGATGTCCCAGTAAAGACAACTCCTGATAATGTGAGAGAGGCAAACGAAGCTCTCTTTCGTGCTAGAATGACCCTACCTGCTGCTGCCAAACACTGTGGTATGACGCAGAAGGAAATGAAACTAACGTTCTTTGAGTATCTTAAATATCATGCCCCAGACTATGAAATCCCTGAAAACTCCATTACGTTACCCAGGGGGGAAGAGTAGAGCACTTCCTAAGATCTTTCAATACATGCCTAACCTGAAGAACTTTCATGAGTTTCGGGAACCTTTTATTGGTGGTGGATCTGTAGCACTTGAAGTGACTAAGCGGTATCCTGGCATTCAAATCTGGGTGAATGATCTGTACAATCCTCTATACACTTTCTGGTCTATCCTTCGTGATGAACCAGAAGAATTACATCGTTGTATCAAAGGTTATAAAGAAGATTACGACACTCCAGAACTTGCTCGACAACTCTTCAATGAGATGAAGATTCAACTTAATCATCCTGAAGCAGAAGACTTCTACCGTGCTGTTGCTTTCTACATTATCAATAAGTGTTCTTTCTCTGGTCTGACTGAAAGCTCTTCTTTCTCAGCACAAGCAAGTGTTAGTAACTTCTCTATGAATGGTATCGAGAAGATCCCTGAGTATGGTAAGTTGATCAAAGACTGGTACATCACTAACTGGTCATACGAAGATATGCTGACCGATCAGAAAAATGTATTTGTTTATCTTGATCCTCCTTATGACATTAAGGACAACCTCTATGGGCGTAAGGGATCAATGCACAAAGGATTTGATCACGATAAGTTTGCTGCTGATTGTGATCGCCATCTTTGTCCTCAACTAGTTTCATACAACAATTCCAACCTCGTCAAGGAGCGGTTCCAGGGGTGGACAGTTGGAGAATTTGCACATACCTACACCATGCGGTCGGTTGGGTCGTATACAATAGATCAAGCAGAACGCAAGGAACTCGTCCTTTACAACTATGAAAATTAAAGTTCAACTCTACGTTGCTGGTCGTCTCTTTGATGAGATTGTTGAGGCAGCAAACTACCAGGATGCTCGCCAGACTGCCCTTGCTCGCAATCCTACTGCTAAAGTCGTAAATGTTACTGCTGTATTCAAATAATGTGGCGTCTATGGTGTAAAGCACTCGGGGAAAAAGCATCCGATGATAAACGAGAAGCAGACAACATTGCTCATATACGGACTATTATATTCTGTACTTATTTCATTACTAATTTATTCATTATCGCGGGGGTCGTAAGACACTGGAATGACATACCAACTGAAAGATTACCTATACAGCATCAATCAGTCCAAGAAAAATATTCTTGAAGATGATGTTGATGCTGAGAAAGCATATCCACCTTATATTATTAATCGCTGCCTGAGTTCATTCACAGATACAATCTTGTTTGTGAACGAGATGAACAAGAATTGTCATCTTCCAAAAAAGCTTCAATATGATTTTCTTCTAAATAGTATCAAACCAAGGAAAAGATTTTCTCCTTGGGCGAAAAAAGATTCTATTGATTATCTTGAAGTAGTCAAAGAGTATTATGGTTATAATGACGATAAAGCACTCCAGGCACTCAGGGTTCTCACCAAGGATCAGTTAGATCATATTACAAAGGTACTGAATAAAGGTGGAAGAAAATGAGTGTTGAAACTGAAATCCAGTGGAAGCAAGCTGACATGGTAGAAGTCATTCTGAACGAACCAGATGACTTCTTAAAAGTGAGGGAAACCCTGACAAGAATTGGTGTAGCTTCTCGTAAAGAAAAGAAGATCTATCAATCTTGTCACATTCTGCATAAGCAGGGTAAGTACTATATTGTTCATTTCAAGGAGTTGTTTGCTCTTGATGGAAAGAACACCAATCTTTCACTGAATGATGTACAACGCCGCAATCGTATTATTCAACTGTTGAGTGACTGGGGATTAATTACGATCGTAACTCCAGAAAAGATTGCTGATCTTGCTCCACTAAATCAAATCAAGGTGCTTGCTTTCAAAGAAAAAGATGAATGGACTTTGGAAAGCAAATATAATATTGGAAGAAAAAAATCGGTTGAGTAAACCGTAGTATTCATGGGGGTTTTCATCACCCCCATTTTTTATGCGAAGTGTATAATTATTATTGTGATGCCTTACGGGTCACATGTAAACGTCGCTTTTTAGGACAATGGTAACATTTAATTTAGAAACATATACCCCCTATTCAATTGGTTTTGATGAAACATTCAGAAGACTGGAAGCTATTGCAGGAAATGGATCTAGTTATCCTCCGTACAATGTGGTTAACGGAGACGATGGCAGAACCATACTTGAGGTCGCTCTGGCTGGATTTACAAGTGAAGATATTGAAGTCACGACTGAACGACATCTTCTGACGGTATCAGCAAATAAATCAAAAGAAGATAAAGAACGCAAATATCAGCACAAGGGAATTTCTCAAAGATCATTTACTCGCAACTGGGAAATGTCAGAAGACGTTGAAGTAGAGAGTGTTGAATTTAAAGATGGTTTATTGAGTATTGTGTTGAGGAAAGAACTTCCAGAGAAACAGAAAAGGAAGAAGTGGTTCTAAATATTCGGGGCACTTGACGGTGCCCCTTTTTGATGCTAAACTAATATCAAACATATAATATCCTATGGCAGTATCAATCGTTACACTAAAGACGGGTGATCGTGTCATCACTGAACTTAAAGAAGTCTTCGATGGTGAAGATGATAATAAAAAAGGTATTTGTCTTTTGATGGAAGAACCTTATGTTTTAAGTCTTGATGGCGCCACCCCACAATTTCTAACAGAAGCACATGGTATGGAATATCAGGTTCGCTTTAGTAAGTGGAATCCATATTCTCCAGATACAATGTTTAAAATTCCGTATGATTGTATTATGACAATCAGTAGTCCAGAACCTGGATTACAAAAATCCTATGAAAATAAAATTACTCAAAAGAGGGAACTAGGAAATGGATCTGAAAACCAATCATAATATTCGTATTGTTACACTAGTAACATCTGAACGCATTCTATGTTTGTTTGGAGAAGTTCGCAGTGAAGAAGATAAAGTGATTGGATACAAATTGGTATATCCTTTTGTTCTAACTCTTTCTGATCCAAATGAAGATGGAACCATTCCAATTTCTTACAAACGTTGGTGTCCATATAGTCCCATCGAAGAACATCGTATTAGCGGAGATCATATTATTAGCGTTGTTTATCCAGATAATAATATCCTTGATAACTATATCAACAAATTATCAGAAGCTGGAATTACAGAAGATCAATTATTTTATGAAGTAAAGGAAGAACAACCAAATGGAGATAGCAGCGAACCTACTGAAGCTGGCGAATGAGTGGATCATCGCGCAGGTCGAAGAGATTGAGGGTGCCACTTCGATAGGTGACCCCGATTGTGTCCTACGCGATCCATACGTGGTAGAATGTGATGGGGAGATCAACCAATGGCCTCCCCATTCA